GTTGCAGCTGTAAAATCTCCTGCTTCTAAAAAGTAAGGTGCTGTTTCTTCCATACCCTCAAAAACCATTGTAAAACCACTTAAATCTCCCGCAGCTGCTCCTGTCACGACTGTACCACCTGTACACTCCATTCCGTTTTCTGCTCCACATAAAAATTGATGTCCGTAATAATCCTCAACAATTACATAAGGTCTCCCTACTGCAAGTAATTGTAATTCTTGTTGTGTTGCGGGATCTAAATATGTAAGTGTTAAATTTAAAGTTTGAGTATAAAAAGTTGTTCCATTTTCTCTACTACTTGTAACAGTAGTTTCTAAAGATGAATTTCCTTTTACATCATATTCATACCATTCGGGAGTAGGTGAGCCACCTAAATTCATAGTCGCTTCTCCACCTTGAGCAACCGTAACACTTGCTATGCCCCCATAATCAGAAAAATAAACTTTTTTAATTCCACCAAATGCTGATTTACAGGGAATTTTCCGTCCTGTTGTTATACTACATGCCATTTTTTTATTGTTTTAAAATAAAAAAGGCAAGCAGATAATAACCTACCTACCTTTATTTATTGATTAATTAATTTACTATGCGTATTCTACTAAATCAGAAGAAATTCCAAATTGTACTGCTGATGTAAAACGCATTACCATTCTAACATTATTTGAAGCGTCTAAATCTGCCATATCTAATACTTTAACAACATTTGTATCATTTAAAATACCTGTTCCAAAATATAGATTTGATCTTTGTGCTGCATACATTTTGTTGTCTGACATACCCGGACATACAAATATCTTAACACCGTTTACTGTAAGGCTTCCGTTGTTCCACCATTGAGTACCCTGTGCATTAACACCGTTTGCACCCAATCCATTCGCTGCAAAACCACCTAATGCTTGTACATAATATTTAGCTGCAGCGGATCCAATGTAGATAAATAAATCTTCTTTTCCGTATAATTGTGACGGGATTGCATCTACTACTTTTGAAAGTTCAGCTATAATATTTGTTGCATCTAAACCACCTCCAACTGCTGCCACTTGCTGACCTGCGGGAATATCTCCTGCCGCTGCAGAGGCTGCAATTAGTTTTTCAAAACCGTCAAATGATGTATGCGTTGCACCTGCTGTATCTCCTTGCCAAATACAAAATTCAGTATTCTGTGCAACTTCTGCAGCTACGTGAGCAATCATAAAGTCTGAAAATTTAGGTGGTAAAGTTTGTCCTAAACCATATCCCATTTGTTGTGCTTCCCAATCGTTTACAAAATCGTACTTACATAATTGTAAATTTACTTGCAATTCTACAGGCTGTATAATTCTTTCTGTTAATGTTACAGATGAATTAGGTACAAAATCACAACCTGCTGCAGTCACTAAACTACCTGTTGCTAATTTTTTAATCACTTCTTTATAAGCGATGTTTGCTTTTACTGTAACTCCACCGTCATCTATTGTAGATGCTGATAGTAAAGCCGCTGCAATATACTCTCCTGCAAATTCTCCCTCATAAGTAGTAGTGATGCTTGTAGTAGTTGCAAGATTTGTTTTTCTTAAATTTGCCATTTCTATTTTTATTTAATTTTATTAATTATTTGTTGTTTTATGCTAAGTTATACATATCTTGAACATTAATCCCATCAGAAGTATCAATACTGTTTTGAAATAACCATCTGTCATCTCCATTAGCATCAGAAAATTTTGAAAATCTTAATACTCCTAATTGTTGTCCTTTAGCTGATAAATCCATCATACCAAATAAATCAATCCAATGAGGATAATTATCTTCTGAATATGAGATTACTGCAGTATTAAAATTATAACTTGTTCTTGTACTTACGTTCATTTCTGCTTCACTTTCTCCCATATCAATAATACATCTATTAGGGTAACTACTATCTTTAAACTTAAGAAATATAGTATGTCCTACAGATACATCTTTAATGTTTGGTAATTTAATTTTTATAGGGTCTGCATCTTCTGTACCTGCTTCTTCAGTAGTCACCCATACAGATGTCATAAATGGTTGTAATTCCCAACCATAATTTTCAACCCAATATGTTGTGTTTGCATCGGGGCTTGAAACAAGAGTATATTTTCCGTCCTCGTTTTTTAATGCTCCGTTTTTTGTAATTGTTGTCCTACCCATTTTTTTTTTTTTTTTTTTATTTATAAATCAAAAACATCTTGTACACCTGTACCGGGAGGTGTGTGAGCCAATGCTTCAAGTTTCCAAGGAATAACTAAAGATCCTGATAAATTATCAACTTTTGTTATGTCCATTTTCACAATACCTGCAGCTAAATTATT